TGCCGCAATTCCACCATTAGTAAATCCTTTATGGTTTAATCTATCTAACCAAGGTTGTTCTGTTTCTGGAATATAGTCTGGTACTAAATTTTGTATTTCTGCAATTAAATGCGGTTCTCGATCTACCATAATCTCTAATACTCGTTTAAACTTGCGAGGATCAAGTTCATACATTTGTTCTATATAATGCGGGTATTGTAGTTTACCTAGCTCACTAGTTGGTAGGCGTTTGAATAATTCAACAACAATTTCAGGATATCGGTTGGTTAATACACTAAAGTGCAAATTTGAGCTAGACTGACTAAATTCTTTACATATAGTATCAACAACCCATTCGAAGTTATTATCAACAAAATCAGGAGTTAAAATATTTATAAATTCTGTTAAGTTAAGTTTAGCGCCATATGCTAACACGTCAAACCAATCATCGTTATTATATTTTTTAGCTTGCGTCAATGCATAGTTTTTTAAATAGGATATAGCTGAACCATCACTTTCTTTAAGCGAGTGTTTGTAATACGCAATTAACTTATCATAGTCTTCGTCAGTTACACCATTTTCACTTGCCGCTAGTGTAATATCGGCAACGATGCCATGAGTTAACGGTCTATCAGTTTTTTGTATCATCTTCAGTGTTCTAGATAAGTTAAGTTTATACTCGTATGGTAATTCAAAATACGATTCAGGACATAACTTTACAGCAATTGATACTAACTCTTCTCGTTGTTCAGGCGGTAATTGTTTAAACGCGGGAGTAAAGACCGGTGTAATAATACGGTTTGCAGTTGGTTCTATAGTAAGTATATATTTTTTAAAATATTCATATGTTTGGAATTCTGTTGGTACTGCGCGGTGGAATGATAATTCACCTGCCTTTAAACAGATTTTCATATATTCTTCATCAGATACTGAACCAGGAGTAACTGAATCAACTATTTCTTTTACGTGTACTGCGCGGTCGTCACCATAATAGTCACGTTCACTGCGTTTAAGACGAGCCATTGATGATAGGAATGTTCTAATTTTAGCCGGTAGTAAATCTAATAATTTATTTTCTGTATCGTATTGTAATACCAATGAAGCTAATTCACTATGTTGGTCTTTAGTAAAGGGTAGTGTATTAAACAATTCGTAAAACTCTCTCAATGGAGTTTCATCCCATAGCTGGCGATTTTTTGCAGCTGTAAGACACATTTCATATGTTCTTTTTTCTACAGGAATAGCCTTTAATAGCTCACCTCTTTTTGTAACTGCTTGTAGTGCTAGTTCTTCATATGCAGGTGCTCTAAGAGGAACTAGTTCAATTGAGTTAGGATTCCATCTAATTACTTCAGACATAATTTTGTGATTACCGCGAATCTTAGCACTTGCAAATCCTAGCAATGATGAATCACGTTTTAACGCATCGATAATTCGGTCTTCATAATCTTTAAGATTTTCCGGAGCGTAAATAATAATACTTCTGTCAGCTTCGATTGCATCTTCCCATGCATCTAGTGATGTGTTAACTTTGCCAGTATTGTCAACTAGTGCTGCTAGTCCGCGTGCGTTTTGTACTGCAATATCTCTAAATTCAGGAATAGCTCTAATAAATTCTGGAGCTCTTAAAAAGTCAATCGGATACTTTACTATTTGGCTAGTAATCAAATCTGGTTTTTGATCTGCAATTGTTTTTACATCTGCTGGTTCAAAGTCAAATATAGAAAAGTCGTTAGCTGGTTGATATGAGTCATTACCAATGCCGCTTATTAAATCACTAAGCATTAATTTTAAAATAGCCGGACGATATCTATGAGCAGGTTTTGAATTATGAGGGCCTTTTGTTTGATATAACATTTTATCTTGTGGATTCCATTCAAATGTTAATTCAGGCCATATAGGTTTGTTAGTACGAAGACTTAACATATTTCCATCAGATGTTTGACAGTTACCGCAATGTCCCATAGCTGCCGATTCAAACTCGTGTGATCTATATGGTAACCACCACCAATCATATTTGTTATCTACTGGTAATATTACTTGATCGCCTTCCATTAATTTAATATCCGGACGACCTGCTAATTTACGTGCTGCTTCGTGTTCTGCATGTATTCTTTGTTCAGCTGCAGTTGCATTAGTAATAAGATTATCAATTTGAGTAGTAGCTGGTCTAATTGCTTTAACTATGTCCTTTATATACTGTGAATCAGCATATTCTGATGTGAAGAAATGTGCTAGATCATTGTTTAATGAATTAAAATCAGTAAATTGATATTCACCGCACATTGCAGCAAACTTACCTGCAAACTTAGGATCGTTTTGTTTATAATAAGTTTCAAGTAATGACAAGTACCATTGCATTGCTTGTTCAGATGGTTTTGCACCTGACTTAAATGCTTGTTCGGCAAAACTAACTAATGCTGCTAATTGAGTTTCATCCGGTACATTTGGGTCACCTGGAATTGCGGGTACTGCAGGCCCCCATTGTGTTTCAGGCTTTTCTGGAAAGCCTGCTCGCATTTGAGCAAATTCTTTATGTAGTTTAGCAACTTTAGTATCGTATGCTTCAAACAGATTTATTGTTTCGTATAATTCGCGTAACCGCATTGTAAATCCTTTAAAATATATTTGTAGTATTTATTCTAAAAATCGTCTACGTCTAAATTGTTTATTAGGTCTCTTAATGCAGTGCTTTGTATTCCTGCAGTTACTTTTGCAGTAGGTGCTTCGCCTTCTACTGTATTTCTGTTTTTAATAGAGCTTAGTAGTGCGCTACCTGCCGATACTGTACTTGCATTGCCGTAGCCTTGTTCTTCTTCTAAGTCAGTAATACGTAATGTATCGATGTCATATTCTAAATCAATCTTCATACCAACACCAGAACTGCTACGTGTTTTCATAAGCTGGATTTGATACCTGCCACGTTCACGCATAGCTCTACTTGTAAAGATACCAAACACGTTATCTGCAGTTTGAATTTTACTTAACCCTCCTGAGATGTGACTATGATCAAACTCTACTTCTTCTACTGCACCCCTGTTAAGCTGTGCCGCAGTAACAAACACACAATTCTTTTCTACTGCTAAGTTTCTCAATTCTTCTGATACATACTTGTCTTTAATGAATAAGTCTGCCGGGCTAATCTTTTTACTCATTGGCATCAACAAGTCTAAGTAATCCACAAGCAACACGTCAACTTTTCTATCTGTTTTAATTTCATATTCTTTTAAGTATGATCTAATATCGTTAGCAGTCTTACCTGATGGCATATATTTTACTTGTAACGATCCGGATTTCTTACCAATCATTCTAACTTTAAGTTCTACGTCTTCAATGTTTTTAAATACTTCTCTGGTTGAGATACCTGTTATCATACTATCAATACGCATTGATACAAGTTCTTCACTAAGCTCTAGTGTTAAGTACACTACATTAAATCCTGCAAGTGCCCAGTTAACACCTAAGTTAGCTAAGAATAAACTTTTACCTGCACCTGATCCACCTGCAAATATATTAAGCTCTCCCCTGTTCATGCCACCAAACAGCTTATCATCCATGTTCTTCCAACCAGTAGATACCTGACCGTTCTTATCTTTAATCTTCATTAATCGCTCTCTTGGATTAGCAAAGTAGTCTGTACCTAAATCTTTTTGTAAGCCAATTTGTACTGCTTGTTTAATCTTATCTTCTACTGGTCCATACTCGCCTTTTTCAAGTAAGTCAGCTGATTCGTTAATAGCACGTTCAAGCCCTTTATGTCTAATAAACGTTTCAAAGTCATTAAGTAGCCAATCGTAATGTTCTTCTTTAAGGCCTTCTACGGGTTTAAAATCACCTTGTGTAGCGGCGTTAACGATTTCAAGAGTTGGCATTACGTTGTGTTCGTCAACATAGCTGTTTATAAAGTCTGCTGGCTTTTGTAGCTTGCGATCAAACAATCTATGATCAAATATAGATTGGCACCTAACAAATGTAGCCGCATCGCTTATCATCATTTCTAAATATAGCTTTTGAATATCATATCCGTAGTCTACGTTTTGTGCCATTTAATATCCTTTAAAAAATTGTTTTGCTCTTAGTTGAATCTTAAGTGCGTAGTTTTGTTTTGCATTGATAATTAGCCATAGGGTAGCTAATCTACCTAGTTTAATGACAGCATCATTAACATCTTTAACACCTGCAGGCCATTCTGGCATACTAACAGACCAGCCATATTCTATTGCTTGTTCTACAGTAGCAGGGCCTTCGTGATCTCTATCTGGTACTAATATAATTTCTTTGTTTAATCTTTTTAATAGCCAATCTTGTTTATCTTTAATTTGTGAACCTAATATAGCACATCCGTCAACACTAATTGCATCAATTGGGCCTTCGCATACAATAACAAACTTACGCTCATACAATTGTCTATCTAAGTTAAAAACAAAATTCGGTTGTTGTTCTGAAAAGTATCTTGGGTTTTTATTTGATCCAATACGTCTTGCAGTATATCCTACTATACGTTTTTCGTAATAGTATGGTATAATTAATCGATCATTAAATCCAGCTTTAGGAGTCCAATGAAACGGGTAATCGTCTATACATAAGTTACGTTCAGCCATGTATTCTAGTACTGGCATTAATGGTTTAGGAATATTATCTAAAAATGAACTTATTAGCGCCGCATCAATAGGTAATGTACGATTTTCAAATGTAGGTAACATCAGCTCTTCTCTAAGAGTTTCTGATGCTTCTAATCGAAATGCTTCTAAACTAAGTTTAGAGATTTCAGAATCGCTCATATGCAAGTACCGCATAAAGTCTTTCATATTTTTACTAATGTGCCGACCTGGTTGCCAACTAGCTTTAAAGCTACAATTGAAGCAGTGAAATGTAACTGCATCGCCATCGTTTACAATAAATCCGCCACGATATCGGGTATCCTGGCAACAAGGAGCGTTGCCAGTTATCCATCCACTTGGAGTTTTTTTAGTTCGTCTACCAGATTGCCAGTACATCATTAATGTATCTGTAATAAGGTTCATAGGAATGTTTTAATTTAAAAGTATATTATACTACCAAACAGTCACTTTGTCAACTGTTCCGGTTGGATTGATTGGGTGGTTACCTTGATATAATACTCTAAAGTATTTAAAATATGCAACATCAATATTGTTAAACACTACAGGAGTTGATCTTGCTACTAGTATAGATTGTGATGCAAGCGTTTGCGCGTGTAAGTAAGAGTTAACGCTAATAGTTGAAGCAGTAGTACCTTCTAACCATATTTTTCCAATAAACCCAGTAATTGAAATTTCAAATGACAATTGAGTAGTCGGCACTGCTTCGTAAAATGTAGAAGGAATAGAACTAGTGTGATGCACAACATTTCCCATAAAATCAATTTCACCAGTAAACGTGTTATAGACGATCTCATCACGGAATGTTGGCATCGCATCGCCTACTAATTCAATAGTACCTACTGCACCAAATCGAGTATCTGCATATAGCATAACATCCATACCGTCTTTAACAGCAGATACGCTATATTTTAAATATTGAGATGATAGCTCTACTAAATCTTCTTCTGGTATAGTTGAATACGCTATTCCTTTTTTTGCAGTAATTGGAATAACTTTATATGGACTATTTGGCAGGGCAGTACCAGTTACATCCATGATGTTTAATTCGATAGTACTTAACGTAGTTAAGTCAATTCGTTTTTGATCTGCGTTCTTAATATCGAACTCAATGGTATTATCAATACCATTATAAATTTTTACGTTTCTTTGATACACTGATGTAAACTCCACTGTAAATCCAGCCAGATCGATGAGAAGTTCGATCCTATTTGGGTATAAATAACTTGATATTTTTTGCATTGGCAATATCCTTTATATATATTTATGGCAAACTTAAGAGATAACATAGAACAAAATTTACCATTTATTAGTGTCCTTAATTACGGAAATGATGAATACGTTGGTATAATTATCAATCAAGATCAATACGTAACAAGCTTCTACGACTTAAATGCAATATTAGCTGCTACAGATAAAGCAGCATTTTTAGAGATAGGTGAAATTTGGTGGTGGGAATCAAATCGACAATTTCCAATTTCAATTTTTTGCAGAGAAGAAATACGACCGTTTGCATACGCTATTAAAACATTTAATAGTAAAGATACTCGCATTATATTAGGACCAGTTGTTAACTTAATGAACCTAACAATTAAACGAGTCAAACGTAAATCTGTTCAACTCGTTCGAAAACCCCACTAATTTAATTGTTCACAAATTAAATTCATTTGCACTACAATTGCAATTGCATACGCGATCGCATGTGATTTGCGAAACGCGTACCCAGCGTCAGTGTCTGTGTGATCCCATATTTCTGTCATCACCGTAGTCCATTCTTTCCCAATCAAATAACGTTTCGCCGGTCTTATCATTGCTAGGACTGCAGCTAATTGTTCCACCGAAGTCGGCTGCATCTGTCTCAGAATATCTATGTGCCCGTTTATATGAAATAATAGATTTACAAAGTCTTCTTGAAGTAATAGTTCCCATATTGGTTCAGTTCCCATTAAATGTAATAGATGATCGTTGTTCTTAACATCTTTATATATCATAACATTAAGAAAATCAATTTTAAAATAACCCCTGTCTTCGGCTTCTTTATAGCCAATTGTACTCACACCAGTTAACGGATTGTGTGGAATATTGTGACAATAAATGCCTGTATTGTGTTTTTTTTGAGTACTAATAGATGCCGTAACATGTTTTAACTTTGCTAATGCCAGGTCTCTATTAGCAAAATCAATGTCTACATCTGGCATAGGTAATGAACCTCCATTGATAAAGATGTAATGTTTCAACCTCAATATTTATGCTCAAATGCTACTCTCCTTAACCACTGTTCGTACAAGCTCTGCATCGGCTGCTAGTTTATGAAATTTATGCATCCAAAATGGTATATCTAACACACTGCTTATTGCAGACAACTGTTCGTCATTAAACTTTTTTATCATTAACTTACCCGAGTTTGAATTTAACACCAGCCACGGGCTTATCTTTCCGTCTTTAATATCATACATTGCCCTATTCAAACTTACATACAAAAAGTAATGATTCCACTGTGCTTTATTAGTATCGCCCCACTCAATCATATGATTAATGCTACGTTCTAATGCAGTTTCAACAGATTCAGTTTTAATTAGATCAACTACATACCTATCGTATAAGTCGTCTCTACACCAATGATCTAACTTAGTGCCGCTTGTAACTACATACACAATAAACTTATCAGGGTATAACGGTTTTACATTACTAACAAAACTTCCAAACTTAACAAATGCATTATAATATGGACTCTTGCAAAAGTTTTCGTACGTTTTCATACCATAAAAATTTTGTGTCTTTTGAAAAAACGTGTTATATGTTTCATATCCAATTACTACGTGCTTTTCTGTTTGTGCTAACGCTCTGCGCTTTGATTCGCAGACATGAACCATAAGAGTAGATTCTTTTACAAATTTACTCTTACAGTATTGACATTCAAATGGCTTTGGTTGTAAACTCATCATTTTAATTTCTTTTTAATGTCGTTATCTTCAAATCCGTAATCTTTAGCTAGCCTATTTAAGTCTTTAGCAGGTGTTATTTTTACTAGCATCTCAACTTCAGACATTTTCATACTAGGGTTTAATTCGGCTAAAAATTGTATCTTTTTATTATCGTTGCCGTCTTTTTTCTTATTACCAATCCATTCATGATAAAATGTTTTTTCTCCATTGTAACTACACATACATAATAGCAACCATAACAATTTAGGATGCTTCTGTAATAAAAACCAATTTTTATTATAGTAATCGTTAACTGCAATTACAAACTTTGATTGTATTTCGCCATCACTTGTTTTAACATTACTAATGTACCTATTTAAAATGAATAGTTCGCCTTTAAGAGCTTTTTGATTTTCTTCGTCAAGCTCGTCCCATAGTTCACGGATATTAAGATCAACTGCACTAATTTTTTCTTTTAGTTCTACTTTGTTGCTCATTCGTCACCTTCGTCATTGTTATTTTCAATAGGAACTAGTGATGCTTCAAATGACACTACAGTTCTATGACCATCACCTTGCCATGGATAAACGGTGTGTGATAAACAACTTGGAAATACCACAAATGTACCAGGTGTTGGATCTGTTTGCCACGCGTCTTGCATAATAAATCTAGAGATGTCTTTTGTCTGTGGTAATTTCAAAACAAATTTACCATCAGATAAGTTACCTGTGTCCGATAACTGCGGGGCACTAATGTAAATGTTACCGCTAATATTACTTCCTAAATGAGTATGCATCTCATGATAATGCCCAGCGTACTGACGGGTAGTCCAAATATTAGTAACCACCGGTTTACATAATTTAAAATCAGTACTACCAGTTTGTTCTGATACTACATCCATATAGTTTTGTGAAACTTTCTCAATCCATATTTTAAGCCATTCAACATCTAATTCAATTCTAGCAGGAAATATTTGAACATGCTGGCCTCCTCGAATACTAATAAACGGATTTTCGTGTTCATTTAGTTCCGGATGGTTATGTAAATCTTCTACTAAATTAAATAATTTACTAAATTCTACAGGCGGAACTTGATCCGCCGCAATAATAGTTGGTGTAAAATATGCTACTTTAAATGCCATAATATAATCCTATAATAACTTATCTAAATGAATCATCTCACTATGTCGTGATACTTCTTTTACAAAAAATGAACACGCCGGTTGATGAATTAATTGTAATGGGGTAGTTAATAAATGTCCTACTTTCATTTTTGGAAAGTACCATTTAACATCATTGTAAAAATTTATAATTTCTATTTTTTTAAATTCAATTCTAAAATCAGATATTGGATTAAACACTAATGCATCAAATCCTCTATCATTTAAGCTAGTTAACGGAATGATTTCAATATTTGTAGCACTACTACCGTCGCCTACTGCTACACACCAATCAATTGGCATAGTTACTTCATCATTGCCAATTTTTAATACAATCGCAGGTGCATTAAACGATTCTAAATAAATTAATGGCATAAAAAAGAAATCCGGATCTTGCGGATTACTGTTATCTAATATACTAAATTGCATACTATCGTCAACTTCGTCAGGTAAATTGTTTAACGAAAACGCGTAGTTATTTACAGTTAAAATATTCATTTCCAATCTACCTTATTAATTTCAAATTCATATTTTGCATCTTTATAGAATTTTTTTCTTTCTGTTAAGTGTTTTTTAGCATACTTGCAGGTACTAGTAATGTCATAAATTTGCACAAAATCTTTATCATGTGCCTTTCTAATTCCTCTACCAATACTTTGAATAACTCGTGTAAAACTTTTACCCGATTCAATTAACACCAAATTAAAAATTCTTGGAATGTTAATACCTACTGCTGCTACCCCATATGTTGCTACGATAATTTTGTTTGTTGATGTTTTAATTTCGTCGTACTCTGTTTTTCTATCTTTTGTTTTTACATTACCTGATACAAATACTGCATCTGGAATATTTTCAATTAACAATTTTCCACTTTCAATTCTACCAACTAACACTAACGTATTGCCAGTTTCTGCAATAGTCTTAATAGTATCGCTAATAAACATCATTCGATCTTTATTAGTAACTTGATATGTTATTTCATCTGAATAAGATCTAAATGATGGCAAATCAATTAATTGTAATACCTTAACATGGCACGCTGACAGCACACCTGCATCTTGTAATTCGTGTGCCTTAATTCCGCCAATGACAGGACCTATACTTGCAAATATTTGTTCGTATTCAAACTTTTCTTTAGGTATTGTACCAGTTAGCCCCCATCGAATTGGTGCATTACATAAGTTGTGAGTAAGTAAATTTTTTAATACGTCAGCTTTTGCCATGTGTACCTCGTCAACAATTACTGCTGCTACACCGTCTAAAAATTCTGCTAATGTTATAATATCGTGTTCTGAGTTTTTACTTTTCTTATCTAATATGTTAAGGCTTTGCCAAGTACAAATAGTATGTGTTTTGTTTAAATCTTTACGATCACCATAGTACATGCCTACATCTAAATCAACGTTTACGAAGTCTTCATGAGTTTGTTCTACTAAACTTTTATTTGGTACAATAACTATTGTACGCCCTTGTGACTCGCATATATGTGCTAGTGTAGCAGTTGTTATCGTTTTTCCGGCGCCAGTTGCGATTTCCTGTAATGCCTGGGGTTGTTGTAAAAACTTATTAACAGCGTCTACTTGATAATCTCTTAACATAATAGGCTTACCAACATCATTATGTCCCACTGGCCATACTTTGCCTAAGTCTGCCCAATATGTTTCAGTAATTGGTGTAAAATCTAAATTAAATGGTTTACGCAAATCTTCAATGTCGTCTATTGCAACTCCCATCTTATTAAGTATTGCAAGTATCGATTCTAAGTTGTTTAAGTAACCAGTACCGCCTATACCAAATAAGCTAACTGTACCATCCCATCTGCCCAACTTAAACGAAGGTTGATATCTAGCATACGGCACTTCGTATTTGAATGCACTTGCTAGCTTCTTCCTTGCATCTAATGGTAAATGTTCAAACTTAATATTAACTTCATCTTTTATAATTAGTTTGACTCCCATTTGTTCCTCGTTTCTATAATTGGTTCTACGTGCGTATACGATATGATTAAATCACTGCTATTCGCATACACTGCAGTTTTGCTATGTCTTAGTGTATTTTTAATACAAAGAACACTCATTGGTCTCCAAGTTTCTTTAAGGAAGAATTTTGGTAATTTACCACCAAGTACTGCTGCAACCTTTGTATCATTGTTTAGTACACTATTATACTGTCTTTTTCCAATCCCGTCATTAAACATTTTTCCATCAGGTGTATTGTCTAATCTAAAATGGAATCCAATGTTATCAGTGATGCCGTGATCAGTTAGCGCCTGAGATAACTCGTTAAACTGTGTTATGGTTGTAAAATCAGTTGATTGTTCAAATACTACTAATAACGGAAATCGTTGTAGCTCTACTAATGATGCAACTACATTGGATATTGAATATGTATTACTATCAATCCAAACTTTAGATTTTTCACGGGTTGCAATTTGTTTAGTTAATTCATTAGTAGTCTGGCATTCAACAGTTGTTGAATATTGATATCTTAGTCGTCTATCAACTATGATGGTGGAATCATTAGATTCTAAATCTTTTGAAATAAGGGTTTGAAATCTAGTATGTTCTAATTTGTGTACATCATACATATCTTTAAAATCTTGTTTATCCCATAGTCTAATTGTGTTGTAGTAATCTCGTAACTCTGGTTCAACTTCAAACTTATAAGGATCTAATAATTGTATAATAGTTACAAGATTAGATTCAGTAAAATCTGCATAGTATAACGATCCGGATTTAACTTGCCATAACACATCAGACAGCGGTTTTAATTCATTACGAATCGTACTTGAAAACGTAAAATCAATTGCAATTACACCAGTATAGTTTTCTTTTAACATGTTAATGTTAATTTGGTCAGATCCTGCAGGAATATGATATATTCGTTTTACCTCTGGTAATATACGAAATGATTTCTTCCATACTGGGTTATTGATATAATCTGCATAGTGTTCATTAGCTAACAGCATAAATGGCGCGTAAATTTCATTGCTTATTATTTGAAGTAATAAATTACCTTGTTTTTCGGTAATGTATGTATCAGTTTGCATTGCAGTATGTAAACTTTGCAATGTACGGTTATCTCTTGATGAGAACGGCAGAGGGGTTGTCATAGCTTCAAGAAATACAAAATGAAGCAGATTGTCAATTGTGTTCATGTGTTATACACCTAAAGTAGTGACGGGCACTAAGCCCGTCATATTAATTTAAAGGGTTGCGTCTTCCATGCCTGCACATCTTAATCGTATAATATTACTTAATGCATACGATTTTTGATCTAAGGCTTTTGTAATACCCAACCATTGATTTCTTATTAACGCAAATTCATTTATAATTTTTTCATACTCAATTACTTCATCTTCGCCTTCTACATATTTTTCACAATCACGACTGCTTAATGCCCTTGCGTATGTTTCTAAATACTTTCTAAAGTGATAACTCTTTAATCGTTTAAGTTCAATGTTAAGGAACTCTAGGATAGCTTCAATTTCTTGAAGCTGTCCATATCTGTGTTCTACAATGCCTGGCATTGCTGCAGATGCCTTTTCTACGTTTCCTGCTATTTTACATTCTTTTTTGGCATCTGTCAATTCTGATTCAAAGTGCAAAATACCATCTGGTAATCGTGTAATATCCCTAGTAATTGTAGAATACCAACTCATTAGAACTCCAAGTCGTTATAGCCGTCGTCTTCGTCTTCATTATCTTCTAAATAATAATTAATTGCTTGATCTAACGTTGGGTCAATTCCAGTTGCACCTAAAAATGTACGATCTGTAGCTCCAAAATCTGCAAGTAATTCAATAAATCTTTCAGCAGCAATCTCTGCTTGTTTCTTATCAATATAATCTGCAAACATTAACCATACATCAGCAATTTGTGTTTCATTCAACATTTTCGTCCTCCGTAACGTAGTCGTTGATATCATCTGCATCATCAAGTACATCTAATAACACAGGTTCGTCGGTAAATTCAGCCATTGCTCTTTCAAGAGCACCGTTAGCATTACTTTCCCACTCCTTACGATATTGTTTAATTTCAGTACCGTCGGTAGCCACGTATTTAAGTCTATTACCATCTTTTTTCAAAATGTTCTTTTTTTCAAATAAGTCAACTAAACCACTAAAAGGATTCATACCGGTTGTATATGGGATTTTAATTTGCAAAGTCTCAAATGGTTTAGCATAACGTGTTTTCATAATCTTACAAGAGGCGCGAATGCCATTTACTTCACTAACTTTGTTACCGTCTTCGTCTTCTTTTAGTTTAAGTTTTTTCATTGCTACTACAATGCTTGATGCATAAACAAATCCTTGACCACCTGATATTTTATCATCTGGATCAAACATATCTTGACTTGCATACGTATGATTAGTACACACTAATCCAACGTTGTGACTACCAAACATGTTAACGCAATTACGAACAAGTGCAGTAAGTGCTTTAGGTTTACGACCCATATCACCTTTTAAATCGCCTGCTTCAAATTGATTAATATCAGTCGGAGTTAGTAACATACCTAACGAATCTACTACAAACAATACTTTTGGTTTGTCTTCCATTGCTTTATATTCTTTCATAAACTCACTAATAGTTTTAGCTACATCATCAATCATAGCCATATTAAGTTTAAGAAGTTTTTCTTCAGTAGTATCTACAC